CTACTACAACAGACTCTGTCTCAAGACTTGAGACAGATCTAATGATACCTACGCAGTTCTTCTTTGCTCGTAAATACGCGAGTGATGAGTACACAACTAATAAACCAAATAGACCCTACTTCCCTACATGTGCCGTACATAAACAGAAAATTGAGTTTGTACTAGAGTTTCATAATCAATCTTTCTTCACGGACACATTAGATACCCTCATTCTAGATGATTTCAGACTTATTACCGAAGAAATTACAGTGAGTCCCGAAGAGAGGAATTATCTCAGTCACGATAGACAAGTTGTTGTAACTGATCTAGTTCGTAAACATCCAACGACTGTGAGTGAACTTGGTAAAACTATGATTCGTACAAACCTAGTCCCCAACATTCCTGTGAAATGCCTTCATTGGTTCTTGCGAAACACTAAGTTTGAAAATTTGAATGAAAGTGTCGCCCTCGAACCTAAACAGATAGGTGCTAATATTATTGGCACTAACGCAAACGACGACTCAGGGTACTCAGTGGCTCTGTCACCCGATGGTACAACTATAGCCATAGGTGAACCCAAGTATGAGTTACAAGTTGATACAAGTCCTGAGGATGGAGAAATAGATAATCCCAATCAAAATAAGGGTCGTGTTAGGGTATTCAAATTAATCTCAGGAACTTGGACCCAATTAGGTACCGATCTGATTGGCGCAGGTGACGGAGACTTGTTCGGAACAACAGTTTCTTTATCTAACACAGGTACAGCCCTCGCTGTGGGTGCACCAATTCATGACAGCAGCAAAGGACATGTCAGAGTTTACCAATACAATGGGACAGCTTGGGGTCAATTGGGGAGTGACATTGATGGAGGAACTGTGGGTGAGAAATTTGGAACGTCGGTTTCTTTATCTAGTAATGGCACTCGGGTTGCTGTAGGTGCACCAGATTTTACCGAGGTTGGTTTTACGAATAGAGGTCGTGTACAGGTTTGGACCTACACTATTGGTCCCGGGTGGCAACAAACTGGTTCAAATATAGACGGTGCTGGTGGTGGTGATAAATTTGGTTCAGCTGTATCTCTTTCTGATCCTTTCACGAGTGGTGGTAATAATAGTGTAGTAGCTGTGGGTGCCCCCGGTCATCAGTCAAGTAAAGGGCATATTAGAGCTTTTGTATACAATGGAACAGCTTGGGCACAACGAGGTGTTGATTTAGATGGGTCTGCGACAGGTGACGAATTTGGAACATCTGTGGATCTTTCTAAAAACGGTCTTTATCTAATTGGAGGTGCACCAAAAAATGATACCGGTGGCTCCAATGCTGGACATGCGCGCGTGTTCTTTTATAGCACAAGTGGTAGTGGTGCGTGGGTGCAAATTGGACCAAACATTAATGGAATAGTTGCAAATGAACAATCTGGTACATCAGTATCAATTTCAAATACTGGTACACGAGTTGCTGTGGGTACACCAACCGCAAATCGTTCAAGAGCCTACAATTATTCACAGGTATCCAACGTACCTGCTTGGGATAGATTACATCGTGACATGGGTGGAACTGGGAGTGGTGGTTCTATGTCTATGTCGGACGAGGGTTTAAGATTAGTTGTTGGATCCCCCACATTTAATGGTATAGGTCAAACACAAGTATTTGATCTTCCCACAAACGATGAAGAGTTGTACTTTTGCCAAAATCGCTTCAACTTCTCATCTAATGTCAGCTTTGATGATCAATTAACCTTTTTCAATCCTATTATGAAAGATGCGAGTTTTTATATTAATGGAACCAAATTACCAAATGTTACAAATACTAATCACAACTATTTCAAATATTTAAGTCCCTATAGGTCGAGATTATCCAGACCTATTAGGAATATCTACACATACAGTTTCTCGATGAATCCTATCAATGTGGAACCATCGGGAAACTTGGATTTCGGGCAGATTCAATCAGATAAAACAAATATCGAAGTGAATCTAGATACTACCAAGGTGGATACATCGTCAAACACGTATGCTCTCCACATGTATTATACCGGCTATCAAACATTTATATTTGAAGGTGGGCGGGTAGTACCTGTTGCTTATTAAACAGGGAACTCCTATGATCCTTGATGTAATCTATAATCTTATTCTTGATACACCATTTGATGAAATTTAGCTGTGCTAAAGTCGTATGAATTTCATGAGATGTACCTGGCACTGAATAAGGAAACTTCTGGGATCTACAAAATGGATCAAAAAGCTTTTTACTGTATCCATCTAAGCTAGATTTATAAGCGTAGTGTACAGTGAATATTTTACCATCACCCGTCTTGTAGGATGTATGATTTTTCTTAGCGTAATTAGTGATAAACCATTCGAGATTTCTCAATGAAATACCACTTGTTTTGTCTAGTATATTCAATAACTTGGATCGGTTGTCTTCTTCGCTGTAAAAGTTGTTTATTGATGTTAGCAGAATATCGGATTTACTCATTATTTAATAAGGAGTCTAAATCTATAAGCCTATTCGTTGAAAAAGATCTTTCACACGCTGGACACCCCGCAACATTTCTAAGACCGGGACCGTGGGTGTGACCATTGAAAGTTTCATGAAATCTCTGTTTAATTTTTTCACCTTGTTTTTGGTGCTTCCCACAATACCCATTATGAATACCCTTGAAAGTACACCTAGAACCATCCGGTTTTGTTCCCATACATGTACTTGTTACAGAAACACATGGGATATCTTTTAGAAGTAGTTGTAACGAAATCTGGTATTTTTTAGATATCGTTTCTGCATACTCAGTCAATAAAAGATCCATACGCAACTTCAATTCTTCTTCTAACAAATCGGCAATTTTTTCATTAAGACTCATGACTTATCTATTTCTTGTTCGTAGTTTTTAAATATGTCTTCAATACTTTCTTCTCGTTGAACACGAGCATTTTTTATACGATCTTTAAGATCCGTGATTTTACCGTCAAAATCTAGACCAAGTCTTTTACATTCCTCTATCAAATCCACTTTCTTCATCGTACTTAGGGGAGGTTCACGTTTCTTTGGTGGTGGTTTGCATTGAGTAATCAACTCACCGAATATTTCTTGCTTCGTGTTCTCATACAGAGGGTCAAGTAGATCGCATACAGGGTTTAAAAATTTATTGATGAAGTAGTACTTATAATCAACTGGGAGGTTTTGCTCTTCAACGTATTTTGGATCTTCGGATTTTTCAAAAGCCTTAGCTTTAGGGTCACCCGTGTTCACGAGTAGGTATGGAACACGGTCACCGGATTGTGGCTCAGACCCGGGTTTACGTTGCCTCATCTTATTAACAACCTGTACATGTGCTTGATTGATATTACAACTCTCCGGACTTGTTATAGACACGGATTGCCCAGATACCTTATAACTATCCGACAAAGATTGACTCAAAATCAATTTCTCATTTGAAACATCACCAGAAAGGAGTTCAACTGCGCGCTCTTTTGCAAGCTCTTTTGGTGGTCCCGGGTCACTTGAGGTCAGTACAACATCTAGGAGTTCCTTACACACCTCTCTGACATGGGGTGTATTATCTCTACGAACAACTTGGAGACCCTTAATGTCAATATAGTCCATGTTCATATTACCATCCCTACCCTTCGTCCACAATTTAGCAGCATACCTCTTCTTTGAGTACAGGAAATAAGGCCAGTATACCTTCTCAAGCTCTAGATTGTTAGGCTTTTTGAAGAGAGCTGAGCACTCTTCGGCAGCTCTCTCACCAATCTCCCAGCTATACTTAACAGCTTCTTCACCCTTGCGATCACCCACATTAAATTCAACCATGACTGAATCTGTGTCACCGTATCTCACCTTTGAACCCGGGAAGTTCTTTTCAACATAGTTCTTGGTCTCTTCAATCATAGCCCGTCCACGGAAGGTCGTCGTAGACGCAATAGGTACACATGGAAGAATACCTTTGCCAGCACCTGTAAACCCATATACAGAGTTCATACTGATTTTGTAAGCCAACTGTTTACCATTGTAGACCTCCTTCATATAACCTGTTGCAGCTGCCATATCCTTCTTAGCCTTTTTACGAAACTGCTTAAGCTCAAGAAGAATCGCTGGTAAGAGGCTTGGAACATCTTGTGCAAACTTGTAGGTCTTTTGACCAATCTTGAATGTTTCGTATTCAATACCAGGTATGTTGCCGTAGTCCTTCTCATTCATAACATACGAAGAGTAACAGAGGTTGTGAGCCATCATAATAGATGGGTACAGTGCTTCAAAATCTAGGGCAGTAATCGGAGTATAATACGCACCCTTTTGGGCTTCCAGAACCGTTGCTCCTTCGTATTGTTCCTCGGGTAACTGTCCCCAGCGAATCGTTGGTACCATAAATCCCATTTCACGAGCCTTCTTTGTAAGTTGGGAAAAGACCTTAATCTGCTGTCCCCGTTCAACGAGAAAACAGAGTGGTACCCAAGTAGCTTTAGCCATCTCAAGGAGATTGAGTAGGATACACATCTTCTTCATGAGTTTATGTGGTAGCAGTGTATCCTTGATACAGTATTCCGCAACTTCTCGTAGCTTCACGGGATCACCCTCTAGATACCGAGCAAACATTTCCTTTGGAGCCATGTCAATCTTTTGATCTCCAAGATAGAGTTTGGAAACTTCATTGAGTTTGTAACTATCAAGTTTGTAACCCTT